CATCACGTTCCAACAGGCCGGCAGCTTCATGCGCGTCCTGCCCCACGACGCCGACACCGTCGAGGTGTGAACATGCACGGGCTGTGCATCGACGAGCTGCACGCCCACCGCAACCGCAAGCTCTACGACGCCTTGCTCTACAGCGGCGCGGCCCGGCGACAACCCATGAGCGTCGCCATCACGACCGCCGGCGACGACACCGAGAGCTTGTGCCACGAACAGCACGTGCTGGCAAAGAAGGTGATCGCCGGCGAGATCGAGCAGCAGGACTTCTTCGGGTTCATCGCCGCCGCCGACGCAGAGGACGACTGGACCGACCCCAAGTCTGGCACAAGGCAACCCAGCCTCGGCCACACGATCGACCTCGAAACCTTCGCCGTGAGTGCGCGGCCGCGCGGATGTCGCCGCTCGGGAAGCGGCGTTCAAAAGGTACCGCCTCAACATCTGGGGCGGCCGCACCGAGAACGCGTGGCTCAGCCTCGACCAGTGGACGCCGCCGAACCCATGGACGCCCGCGATCTGGAAGGTTTGCCCTGCTACGGCGGGCTCGATCTCGGCGCGGTGAACGATTTTTCGGCGTTCACGCTGCTGTTCCCGCGGGCCGGCAGGTTCGACGTTCTCGCATGGTTCTGGCTGCCCCGCGCGGCCGTCGAAGCCCGCGGCAAGCGGGCGACTTCATCTATTCGAGCTTTGAGCGTGCCGGCTTGATCGAAGTGACCGAAGGGCGACGTCGTCGACCACGCCAGATCCGCCGGCGGATCAACGAGATCGCGTCACGCTACGCGATCAAGCAGATCGCGATCGATCGTCTCTTGACGCCTACCAGTTCACCAACGACCTGATGACAGACGATTCGACATGGTCCCGACCGGCCAGGGCTGGCGGAGTCAGAGTTTGCCGATGAAGGAGATCGAGCGGTTCGTGATCGACGGCAACTCCGCCACGGCGGCAACCGATGCCTCCGATGGATGGCCGGCAACGCGATCGCGCAGCAAGACCAGAACGAGAACCAGAGCTGAACAAGAAGGCCGCGAAGGACAAGGTCGACGGCATCGCCGCACTGATCATGTCGATGTCACTCGCCCTGGCCGATCAGGCAGGGGCGGGCGGCAACTACTACGAAAACAATCCCGGGCTGATCGTGCTCGATAGGACGCAAGACATGGGCATTTGAACAAGTTATTCGGCAGAACCGAAACCCGCGCGACCGCGGCAACATTATCCCCACGCGTCGCATGTTCGGCGCGTCGGATTCAACGACAGCGGCGTAACGGTCACGGAATCCAACGCCATCACCTGCTCGGCCGTCTGGCCTGCGTGCAGATCATCGCCCAGGCGATGGCGGCACTGCCGTGCCACGTCACGACCCGCGACGGTGGCGAGAAGCAGTACGACCACGCGGCCGCACGTCTGCTGGGGGCAGAGCCGAACGAGTACATGACCGCCGCGGTCTTCCGCGAGACGTTGTTCGCAAATGCACTGCTCTGGGGATTCGGCGCGGCCTTCATCGAAAAGGACGAGCGAGGCGTGCCGACAGCTCTCTACCCCTGCGTTCGGCCATCACCGGCCGATCCGCACGCCCGCGGTGAACTGGTCTATCAAACCTCCTCGGCGACACCCCGCACTACCTCGAACCCGACCGCGTCCTCTACCTGCCGGCCTCTCGCTCGACGGCATCACCGGCTGAACCCGATCGCCCACGCCCGCAGACGATCGGCCTGTCGCTCGCCATGGACCGGTACGCCGCCAAGCTCTTCGGCAACGGGGGCAACGTCGGCGGCATTTTGAAGGTTCCCCAATGAAGGAAGAGGCGATGCGGAACTTCGTCGCGTCATGGCGTGCGAACTACGCCGGCATCGAGAACGCACTCAAGGTGGCGGTCCTGCCGGACGGCTACGACTTCAAACCAACGACGATCGACCGGAAAAGGGGCAGATGACTGCCAGCCGCACGCACCAGGTGCTGGAGGTCGCGCGGTTCTACCGCGTGCCGCCGCACATGCTGGGCGTCCTCGACAAGGCAGCTACGCATCGATCGAGCAGCAGAACATCGAGTTCTACACCCAGACGATTCAGCCCCATGTGGTGAAGCTGGAGCAGGAGTGCAACCGCAAGCTCCTCCTAGAGCGGGAGAAGCCCACACTGGAGATCCGGTCAACATGGACGCGATGCTCCGCAGCACCACGCAGGATCGTTACGAGGCTTACCAGACCGGCGGCAGGGCGGTGGCTGAGCATCAATGACATCCGACGCAAGGAAAATCTCCCGCCCGTGAAGGGCGGCGACGGCCTGCTCCAGCCGCTCAACATGACGCCGGTCAACGGCCCTACACCGGCCGGCGACAAGACCGCCGCCCGAGCCTCGTCGAAGACGCCGCCCGGCGACTGCTGGTCAAGGAAGCCAAGGCCCTCACCCGGGCGGCGAAGAAGCACCAGGAAAGCCAGACGAGCTTAGACAGTGGCGGATGGTTCTACGCCGGCCACCGTGCCCTCGTGGCCAAGGTGATCGCGCCGGCCCTCCGCGCCGCCGGGCTCGACGTCACGCCAGAGGATTATGCCGAACGACACTGCGGCGAATCCGTCCGGCAGATCGCAGATGGCAATGGGGCTCCGAGGACTCAGTGACGAGTGGGAGGGCATCCGCCCGGCCCAGATCGTCGATTCATCATTGAAGAAAGCGAAGGCAAGAAAACATGCAGCTTGAAGAACGTCAGATCGAATTGTTCAACCGGCCGAACCCCTTGAAGTCCGTGCCGCCGAGGGCGACACGCCGGCCCGCCTCGTCGGCTACGCCGCGGTCTTCAACAGCCTCTCGGCGACCTCGGCGGCTTCCGCGAGCGGATCCTCCCCGGGCGTTCAAGGCCAGCCTGAACCGCGGCAACGACGTCCGGGCACTGGTCGACCACGACAGCAGCAAGCTCCTCGGCCGCACGTCGAACAAAACGCTGCGCCTTGAGGAAGACGCCAAGGGCCTGCGGGTGGAGATCGACATGCCGGACACCAGCTACGCCCGCGACCTGCTCGCGAGCGTGAAGCGGGGCGACATCCGCGGAATGAGCTTCGGGTTCATTGTGCCCAAGGGCGGCGACCGCTTCGCGAGTGAGGGCGGCAAGACGATCCGCGAACTCCGCAACATCGACCTGCACGAGACGACGGTGACGTCGATCCCCGCCTACGGGGCCACCAGCATCACCGTCCGCGTGGACCCGGCGTCGCCGCCCGCGCCGCCGGAGCGACCGCCACCCGATGCTCAATGCGGCTAAGAGAAAATTTCAGGCCGCGATAATTGCCGGTGCATAAGCCTCGCTCCGATTTCCGTAACATCCAGTGAGGAACCCGAACGACGCCCCGGAGCTGTCGCTGTCCAGTGTGGTTCACGTCCTCAAAGTGATCGAGTTTCCAACAATCGCATTATTACAGGACGCAAAACAGATGTGGCAGAAGATCAACAACTCCGTGAAGAGCGTGGTCAGTACCTCTCCGACATGAAGGCCATCCTCAAGAAGGCCGAGGACGAGAAGCGGGACATCAACGCCGAGGAATCGCGAAGTTCGACGAACTCAACGGCAAGGCGAGCAGCGCAAGGCCGACGCGAACGCTACGAACGCGCTCAGTCGCTGGAGGCCGAACTGGCCGACAAGCGGGGCGAGCAGCGGTCGGCCGCGACGCACTGAACACGCCGGAACAGAAGGGTGATGAGCAGGCGAAGGAAGCCCGCGCCCAATTCGACCGCTACCTCCGCAGTGGCCAGATCGCGCCGCACGAAACCCGCGCCCTCACCGTCAGTGGGGCCGGCGTCGTCGGCGATCGGGCGTACTACAACGAGCTGGTCAAGGCGTTGAAGACCTTCGCCGGCGTCCGCGAAGCAGGTGCGACGATCCTGCCCACCAGCGACGGCAATGACCTAACCGTGCCGAAGGCGGACGACACCAGCAACACCGGGCAGATCGTCGGCGAGGGCGTCGAGGACAACACCGAGCCGATCCCACGCTCTCGAAATCACATTAAAATCTCACAAGTTCGATAGCCGCTGGATTAAGTGCTCGCTCGAAATGCTCCAGGACTCGCGTTCCCCATCGAGCAGTACATCAACAACATCGCAGGCGAGCGGATCGGCCGGGCCTTCAACGCCTACGCCACCACCGGCACCGGCGTCGGCCAACCCAAGGCTTCCTCACCGCCGGTACCTTGGGCAAGACGGCGCGTCGAACGCGGCGATCACGTACGAGGAACTGCTCGACCTGATCCACAGCATCGACGCCGGCTACCGCAACAGCCCCAACTTCAGCTCACGTTCCACGACACACCCTCGCGGCGATCCGCAAGCTCAAGGACTCGGCCGGCGCGTACATCTTCGCCGCGGTTCCGCCGGTGCCCCGTCGCGCGTGCTGATTACGGCTACACCGTGAACAACGACATGCCCACGCTCGCGAGCGGCGCAAGCTCGAAGGTCGTCGCGGCCGGCGACTTCGGCCGTTACTTTCGTCCGCGACGTGACGGCGTCACCGTGGTCCGCGCCACCGAGCTGTTCGTGGGTTCGGGCCTCGTCGGCTTCCGTGTGTTCAGCCGGCACGACGCCAACCTGACCGACGTGAACGCGATCAAGTACCTGCGCCTCGCGGCCTAACCGTCCGAAACCTCCGGGGGCCGGCCGTTCGGGAAAGCGGCCGGCCCCGACTTTCGGACACCGTAGGAGACGCCATGACGATCAAATTCAAGACATGCCTCGCCGGCGCGACCTTCACGCGAAACGCCGGCGACATCGTCGAAGTAGAAGATGCCGAAGCCACCCGCCTGATCGAGGCGGGCTTTGCCGAACCCGTAAAGAAGCGGGGCGGCCGCACGGCCACCCAGGCAACGCCCGACCTAGAAACCGCCGACGAGCCCAAGTAAGCCATGACGACCACCAGCCCGGTCAACCTCGCGGAAGCCAAGGCGCATCTCCGCATCGACCATAGCGATGAGGACGCCCACATCGAGCGACTGCTCGTGGCGGCTTCCCAGTGGTTCGAGAGCGAGACCCGCCTCGACTTCACCCTGATGGAGCCGGTCCCGCAGCTGCTGAAGCAAGGGATCCTGCTGCTGCCGGCGCGTGGTACGAGAACCGGGAGGCCATCACGGATCGCCGCACCGATGCCGTCCCGTTCGCGGTCGACGCGATCGTCCGGCAATTCATCCGTCCGGGGCGTGTAATGGCAGCCATCAAAACCCACTGCCGCTGCCGACTGGCCTTTTATGCCCGTTGGCTGCTCGTCGCCGCCGCGATGTTGGCGAAGCACACGCGCCTGCGGGTTCCACACCGATTCGTTGTCGGCGTTTGCAATCGCTCATGGCAGATGCAGATCGGCACTGGTCCATGGCAGCGCGTCCGCATCGACGCCGCCGGAAGGGTAATGGCATGAAGGCCGGCACCCTTCGCAATCGCATCACGTTTCAGCGTCCCGTCAACACGACCGATCCGGCGTGGGGTAGCCGCACGGAATGGCAGGACTTCGTCACGTGCTGGGCAGCGGTTGAACCCGCCCAGGCCGCGGAGTCCGTCGAAGCCAACGGCGTGCAGAGCAAGACCGCGTTGACCATTCGCGTGCGCTACGCCGCCGGCATCAAACCGGAACACCGGATCCAGTATCAGGGCCGCACGCTCGACATCGTTTCGCTGTTGACGTGGGCGAACGCCACCGCGAACTGGTCATCGTCGCGAGGGAGCATCACCATGCCTAAAGGGGCGATGCAACTTCAGGGCGACCGCCAACTCGCCAAGCTGTTCGGCACATTGGCCGACAAGGTTCAGCGCAAGGTAATGCGTCAGGCCGTCAACGCGGCGGTACGCCGATCCTCAAGGCCGCACGCGCGAAGGTGGCCGAGGACTCCGGTCTGCTGAAAAAGGCACTCACGAAAAAGGTGGCCCGGGCAAAGGACAAGCACACGACGACGGTCATCATCGGCCCGCGGCGCGACGTCGCCGGCGTGGTGAATGGCAAGGTTCGCAAGCCGTCCCGATATGCCCACCTCGTGGAGAACGGGTTCGTCGATGCATCGGGCCAGCACGTGCCGGCCCAGCCGTTCCTTCGCCCGCCGCGGACGAGCAGCGGGATGCCGCGCTCGGCGTGATGGCCAACAAGATCGGCACCGGCGTCGCCCGTGAAGCCGCGAAGGCAGGTGCGCGATGATCGAGCCTGCTTTCCGGCTGTTGCTGGCGACGTCGCCGGCACCACTGTTTACGTCGACCGCCGTCAGCGAGCTGGTCGCCGATCGCATCTATTTCGGGATGCGTCCGCAGAACGAACGCCGGCCGTCGATCGTGCTGAAGCGGGTCTCGACGATCTACGCCCGCACGTTCGCGCTCGACAGCGACCTGACCAAGGGGCGAATGCAGGTCGATTGCTTCGCCGACACCTATCAGGCGCCAAGACCGTGGCCAAGGCCGTGCGCGACACCATTGACGGGTTCGCCACCGATTTGGATTTCACGGACCCGCGGTACTTCACCGCCCAGGACATCCGCCAGCAGACCGGCATCGTGATTCAGTACATCGAGACCGAGGACGAGCGCGACATCGAGAACGCGCCCCTCGAAGGACAGGCACAACCGTTGTTCGGCGTCACGATCGACGCCCGGTTTCTTTACGAAGTGTAACCCCAAAAGGACAGGGAAAGACCATGGCTACCAAGGGCAGTCAAACGAAATCGGACACACGGAACAGGGCACCAACGGCGCGTTGGGCACCGGCACGTTCGCCTTCTTCGCGAAGGTGACGGAGATCGGCGGCATCGAGATCGAGGCCGACGATATCGAATCTCGCATTTAGAATCGCCCAACCAATTCCGCGAGTACACCGCGGGCTGGGCTGACGCTGGCGAAATTGACGCCACGCTGCAATTCAACAAGACGGATGCCGCGACCGTCTGGGGCCTGTTCCGCCAGGACAAGACGTTCCAGATCCTGTTCCGCGACGGCTCGAAGTTCGAGGCTAACGGTTCATGAAGAAGTTCGGCGTTGAAACCGAGCGCGAGGGCATCGTGACTCTCCCCGTGACCTTCAAGCTGTCGGCGAGCCCCAGTTCACCGCGGGCGTTTAATAAGGAACACCCAGACCATGGCACTCACGAAAGACCAAATCCTCGCCGCCCGCCGGACGGCAACCGAGACCGTCCCCGCGCCCGAGCTGGGCGACGACGCCGCGCTCATCGTCCGCCGGCTGTCGGCACGCGACTTTATGGCATTGACCGACAAGGCCCGCGCCGAGCCGGAACTGGCTTATGCCCATTGGATCGCCGCCACCGTGGTGGACGATGCGGGCCGGCCCGTGTTCGACGCCGCCGACGCCAGTGGCGTCGTCGCCGAGCTGGACATCACGCTGGTGGAGCGTCTGACGGACGCGGCCCAGCGGCTGAACATCAGCAAAAAGGCGGAAGGTCCAAACCCTCCGACCCCGCCGGCCGGTTCGCCTACGCCCTAGCCCTACGGCTAGGCCGGACGGTGGACGAGCTGCTCGACACGATGACCGGTGTCGAGTGGCAGCGGTGGCTGGAGTTCAACGAATCGGACCCCATCACCGCCGACCGGGCCGATTGGCGGGCCGCGCAGGTTTGCAGCGTCATCGCGCACGTCAACGGCGCGAAGGTGCCGCCGCGGGACTTCATGCCCAAGTTCGGGCCGGAACCCAAACGCGAACCCATGACCGACGAGGCGATGCGGGACGCGGCCATGAAGATCGCCGCGATGATGCGCGGGCGGCTCACGAAGCTGCCCCAAGGGAAGCAACAGGAAGGAACGTGACCCGGTGGGAACGTCGATCGCCAACCTCAACGTTCGCCTCACCGCGAACATCAACCAGTTCGCCGCCGGCATGGGGGGAGCGGGCCGGCTGCTGAACGGCGTCCGCGCCGGGTTCGACCGGGCGACCAATTCCGCGGCCGCCTATGAGGGCATGGCCAAGAGCGTGGGGGAGCTGAAGCTAGCCGGTGCCGACACCGTCGCGTCGCTCCAGACCACGTTCGCCGTGGCGCGGTCGGAGCTGCGGAAGTTCGCCCGCAATCAGGACGTGCAGGTCGCGATGGAGATCGGGCGCGAGTACCTCGCGGAATCGTGGCTGAAGGCACGGCCGTTCCTGCAGCGCGTCATCGACGCGAGCCGACTGAAGGTCGCCGCCGCCGTCGTCGCCGACCGCACGCAGGACGTGCGCGGGTGGCTCGACCGCCAACGCCGCCAGCTCGTCAAGCCCATCACCGTGCGCGTGGAACTGGCACGTCGGGCGATCGACGACCAGGTCGCCGCCGTCCGCAGCAAGCTGGAAGGTTTGAAGCGTTACCGGGCCATCCGCATCATGCTGGCCGCGACCAACGCGATGAAGCTGCCGGCGCAGGCAGCTATGGCAACCCTCTCCCCGCTTCGCAAGCTGGCCACGAAGGGGCTGATCGTGGGCCTGCGGGCAACGCACGTCGGCGTCGCCGTGGCCGTCACGAAGGCGAGGGCGATGCTATCGGGGCTGGCCAGTCACGGCAGCTCCGTGGCGTCCAGCCTCACCAGCTCGTTCGGCCAGATCGCCAGTGGGGCCGCGGGCATCCTGGCCGTTGGCGCAGGCGCGGCCGTGACCGGCGTCACCGGGCTGGGCGTTTATGCCGTCAAGCTCGCCGCTGATGCCGAGCAGGCCCGCGTGTCGTTCACGACGATGCTGGGAAGCGCGGACAAGGCGAAGCAACTCCAGGCCGAGATCAACACGTTCGCCGCCGCGACGCCGTTTCAGACGCCCGAGCTGATCGGCGCGGCCAAGTCGCTGCTGGCGTTCGGCGTGGCACAAGAGCAGATCGTCCCGACCATGCGGACGCTGGGCGACCTGTCGGCCGGCCTGAACATCCCGCTCGGCGACCTCTCGGAAATCTATGGCAAGGCCCGCGTTCAAGGCCGCCTGTTCGCGGAGGACATCAACCAACTCACCGGCCGCGGGATCCCAGTCATTCAGGAGTTCGCCAAGCAGTTCGGTGTCTCCGAGGGCGAGGTCCGTGGGCTGGTCGAATCCGGCAAGATCGGTTTCCCCGAGCTGCAGAAGGCCCTCATCGGCCTAACCGGAGAGGGCGGGAAGTTCGGCGGGATGATGGCCGCGCAGTCCCAGACTGTCAGCGGTTTGTTCAGCACGCTGCAGGACGCCGTCACCCTGAACCTCACCCAGATCGGCGAAGTCATTACCGACAAGCTCGACCTGCGGGGGACGATCGCCGGCGTTACCGAGTCCATCACCGCTCTGGCCACCACGGCCATGCCCGTCATCGAATCGTTCATCGGCGGCATGACCCAGGGTGGCAATGCCGGGAAAGCGGCGGGGGCGTTCGTGCTGGGCGGCGCGGAGATGATCGCGACCGGGCTGGCGTACGCGGTTGACTACAGCAAGCTCTTGGTCGCCGGCTTCAGGCTGATGCAGGCCGGGGCCACCTATGCCGTGTTCGGCATCGTGAAGGCCGTGGACTGGATCGGCGGCGGCCTCACCAAGCTGCTGAACCTCATCCCCGGCGTCGAGGTCGAATGGACAAACTTCACCGGCCAACTCGCGGACGGCCTGCTGGAGGAAGCGGACAAGCTATCCGCGGCCGCGGGCGAAGCGTTCGACCAGTTCCAGAGCGGCGACAGTGCCGACCGCGTCGGCCAGTTCTTCGACCAGGTCCGCTCCAACGCCGACAAGGCCCGCACGGCAACCGAGGACGTCGGCAAGGCTGCCGAGCAGACGGCCATGACGGTGGAGAAAGCCGCCGCGGCGCATAACGCAAAAGTCACCGAAGACCTCGCCGCGCTTCAGAAGGACGTCGGCCAGTTCGGGCTGTCCGAAGCGCAGACGAAGGCGGCAGAGCTTCAGGCCATGGGGGCCAGTCCAGAGCAGATCGCCCAGGCCCAGAAGCTGTTGGACCTCAAGGCCCAGCTCGAAGCCGTCAACGCCACCGACGCCGGCGACCCGCTGACGACGTTCGCGGCCAAGATGGAGAAGCTGCAACAGCTCTATGCCGCCGGGAAGGTGACGGCCGAGCAGTTCGCCGCGATCCGCAACACCGCCACGACGGCCCTCAACGACAAGCTCGCCGACGACGCCAAGGGAATCACCGACGCCGTGAAGACGCCACTGGAAAAGTATGGCGAAGAGATCGCCAGGCTGAACGAGCTGATGGGCCGTGGGCTCATCACGCAGGACACGTTCGACCGCGCCGCGGCCCAGGCCCAGGCCCAGGTCGACGCGGCCGGCCAAGCCGCCGCCCCAGCGGTTTTCCGCAGCGGCACCGCGGAGGCCCAGCGGTTCGCGTACGACGCCACCCGCGGCGTGCAGCGGCTTGGCAAGGACGAGCTGACAAAGCAACAGCTTTCCGAAGCGAAGGACGCCAACCGCATCCTCGATCGCATCGAGCGCAACACCAAGCCGGCCGCCGCGCCGGAGACGGTAGACATCGCGTGAGAAACCAACGCCCCAACACAAAACCCTCTGCGTACACCACGCCGGCCGTCGCGGCGATGTGGCAGCAGTACGCGGCCGCACCCACGTTGCAGCTGCGCAACGCGCTTGCCGTGGTCTACATCCCGCTCGTTCAGACCATCGCCGGGATGATTCACGCCCGCATTCCGCATTCGGTCAGCCGGGACGAACTCGAATCCGCCGGCCACATCGGACTTCTAGCCGCCGTGCAGCGGTTCGAGCCGGGCAAGGACGTGCGGCCCGAGACGTACATCGGCCACCGCGTCCGCGGCGCGATGTTCGACGAACTGCGGTCGCTCGACCCTCTCCCGCGTTCGGTGCGGCAAGTCCTGAAGCGACACGCCGAGTTAGATGCCAGCTTCGAGCAAAGGTATGGCCGTCGCCCGACCTTGTCCGAGGCCGCTGATCTAATGTCGATGCCCGCCGGCCGGCTGGCGTCGCACTTGGACATCGCCACCGCACGGCCCACGCTCACGATTCACCACACCGGACCCGACACGGCACTGGAAGGACCCGAGGCCCCACTAAGCCGCGAAACCGACCCGTCCGACGCCGCCGCAACGAACGATTCCAAGGAATGGGTGACCGAGCTATTGCGGCGGCCGAACCAACGCCGGGCGGTGGTGGGGCTGTACTACGACGGGAGATCCGCGGCAGACCTCGCCCAGGAAGCCGGGCTGACCAACGGGGCCATTGGCCACGCGCGGCGAGACGCACTCGCGTTCCTGCGCCGGCACTTTGGCACCTACGAGACCGCGGAGGCCACGCTGGTGGCGTGAGGGACATCATGGCGATCAAGTCGGTAAAGAAGCAGGGCGAGCGGAGCGGCATCAAGGACGGCAAGCTGACGCACACCGTCACGTTCCTTGTCGTTACAACGGACCCCGCGGACGGCACGCTCGCCGCGCTGACCGCCGACGACGGGACAAACAAGGTGCCCGCCTACGGCTCGCGACTGTCGCCGAACAACCCGCTGTCGATCGTCGTCACCAGCAAGGACGCCGAGCCGCTGCAGGACTCGCTCTTTCATTTCACCGTTACCGTCGAATACGCCGCGGTCGATCCCGTGAAGATGCCGGGCGACCCGTTGAACCGGCCGCCAGAAATCAGCTACAGCCCGACCGAAGGCACCGAAACCTATTTCACCGACCGCAGCCCGCAGAAGCGGCCCGTGGTCAACAGCGCGGGGGATCCGTTCGAGAGCTTCCATGAACGCGAGTGCGGGGAACTCACGCTGCAAATCACGATCAACGAGCCCACGCACAACGCGGCGACCGCGGACGCCTTCAGCCATACCACCAACGCCGCGCCCGTGACGATCGACGGCACGACCTACGCGACGGGCACGCTGAAGCTCTCGCCCATCGGGGCGACGAAGCAGACGGAGACCGTAGAGTCCGACGGCGTCGCAATGACGTTCAAGTTTTACCGCAGGACCTACACGCTGAAGGCCCGCCGCGAGGGGTGGAAGGACCGGCCGCTCGACGTGGGAACGAACGAACTGGTGCCCGACGCCGACGCCACGAAGCCACCGCGGCTGCGGCCGATAGTGGACGCGATCAACGCCCCAGTGAAGAAGCCCTGGCCTCTCAACGGCAGCGGCCGCAAGAAGCCAAGCATGGCCGACAAGCCGGCCGAGCTAGAGTTCCTTCCCTACGCCGAGGCCGACTGGAGTTCGCTCGCGTTTACGTGGGCAGAGACGTGGGCATGATCGCGGTCGCGAGCCGATGAAATAGCCATGTCAGTCACCTTCACCGAATCCGCCACCAGACGCATCGCCGCCGCCGTCCGCAAAGTCGAACGCTCGCCGCAGGACCTGCGCGGCGACCGGACCACCGAGTACGACACGGAGACCGAGTTCTGGGCGATCCTGCTGGGCGGCGACATGGCGGGGCGGTACACGTTTCAACCCGTTCGGCCCGACCCATCCGGCCTTGCCATCGACGGCGTCATCATCGTCAGCGACCGCGGCGACGAGTTGCGATGGGCCTTCACGGATAGCCCGGCCTTCGTCGGCGCGGCCCGGGAGGCGAACGCGAACATCAGCGTTCCGACGTTCAAGGTCGTGCGGATGAGCTTCGCCGGCTACGACGCCGGCGGCTCGCCGGTCTTCGTGTTCTTCTACCCGCCAGCGAACACGGACGCGCCCGGGCTGCCGCCGCATGACCACCGCGACAACTTCAACGGCGGATTCAGCTTCAGCACGTTCCACCCGGGCAGCAGCGTGCCGCAGATGCCTTGGGCATTGTGACCTACGAAGGGGGGTATAAATTGGGGGATTATAAAATTATTATAATATTAGATATATATAAAAAGGGGTATTTAATATATAGGATTTGGGATTTTGGTTTTTTTTTTTTTTATTTGGGGGGGTTTTTTTTTGGGGGTTTTTTTTTTTTTTGGTTTGTTTGTTTTGTTTGGGTTTTGGGTGTGGGGGTGGGGATGAGGGATAGTAAGAGAGAGATGTTGAGAAAAGATTTGGGAGGTGATGGGTTATTAATGTGAGAATTATTTAGAGATAGAAGGAGTTAATTAAATGGATTTAAATTGGGGGTGGTGTTTGGAGTAGGGGGTTGTGTTTGAGAAGAATGTAAATTTAATGGGGAATAAAGTAAATGGTAAAATAATGGATTGATATGGTATAATTGTGAGTTGGTAATAGGGATGACGGTATTAAAACCAAAGGAAGGGGTTATTTAGACATGAATAGTGATGGAAAAAAGATGACTGATTGTAGGGATTGTAAACAGCAGTAGAATGAAATTTTTTTAATAAAGCAGAGGTAATTACTAGAGTGGTTCACGCCATTCTGCCTCGAGATTAAACGAGTCTTAAAGCCGACCGGCAGCTTCGTTCTGGACATAGGTGGAGCATGGATTCCGGGTGCCCCAGTTCGGAGCATCTACCACTTCGACTTGGCCGTCCGGCTCGCAAAAGAGTTCCACCTCGCTCAGGAGTTCTACTGGTACAACCCGGCCAAGCTGCCGACGCCGGCTGAGTGGGTCACCGTCCGCCGCATCCGCGTCAAAGACGCCGTGAACATGGTCTGGTGGTTCAGCAAGAAAGAGTTCCCAAAGGCCGACAACCGCCGCGTTCTGAAGCCCTACAGCGAGAGCATGAAGGGCCTCATCAAGAATGGCTACAAGGCCAAGCGTCGACCTTCCGGGCACGACATTTCTGAGAACGCCTTCCAGCGAGACAACGGCGGTGCGATCCCGCCGAACCTATTGGAGATCGCCAACACGGAATCGAACAGCTACTACCTGCGTCGGTGCAAGGAACTGGACATCAAGCCGCACCCGGCACGGTTCCCTGAAGCACTGGTGCAGTTTTTTGTCGACTTCCTGACCGATGAGAACGACCTCGTCGTGGACCCGTTTGGCGGCAGCATCGTCACCGGGTCGGTCTGCCAAAAGAGCAACCGCCGGTGGCTCTCGTCCGAGTTGCGATCGGACTATCTCGACGGGTCGCTGGCCCGATTCGACACGCCGGTCAAGGTGAAGAAAGCACCCGCCAAGCGGACCAACAAGACCCCGCGTCAGGGCAGTCTCTACTAAGGGGCGGGGCGTGCCGGGGATCCCATTCACAACGCTGCTGGAGCAGTTCACCGCGACGTTGGAGAGATCCGGGGCCACGGTCCTGCATCTTGACGACTCACGCCACAAACCTGCACGGCTTCGCGTCGTTAGCGGCGACGAGACGACCCAGTGCGTTGTCTACCTCTGGACCATCACGCCCGGAGGCGGACCGCCCGGCACACGACCGGCGAACGAACGACGGATCCAGATCACCAACGCACTGCAGTTCGCCCTAATTCCCGGCGTCCGGACGATCGTTGGTGGGTGGAACGCGGACACCGGCGTCTGGTGCTTCTGGGATGCCCGCCGGCACACCCGCTTCTCGACCCGGTCCCCGAGCTTCCAGACGACCTCCCAGATGCTTGATGCGGCGGGCCACTACGGGCTCGGCACCCACATGCGACCTGCCAATCAGGGTCGCGAGGTCGTCATCGCGGTGCGCCCCGATTTCCTGCTCTGGTACGTCCAAGAAGGCCACCCGCTACACGATGCGGATCAGGACGCAGGCGAGGTAGTAGGGCTGACCGATGCCACCCCCGAAGAAGAGAATGGCCTCATTGAGTCGTCGACTAGCCCTGAGGAATTGACCCGCCGGGTTCAACTCATCGAGATCATGCGAGCGTTCAGGGACGCGAGATTCCGGCCGCTGGTACTGCAGGCCTACGGCAACTGCTGTGCGGTCTGCGGTACCGCCCTGAAGCTCGTCGATGCCGCACACATCATCCCAGTCTCGGATCCTCGAGGTGACGATGACGTCACCAATGGCCTAGCACTTTGCCGGCTACACCATGCCGCCTACGACACTGGCTTGATCGGGGTGCGGTCGGACTACCGATCATCCTGAACACCGCGGCGGCGAACCGGTTGCAGCAGGTCCAACTGGCCGGGGGACTGCAGGCCTTCAGGATCGCACTGCCTAGAGACATCCGTGTTCCCAATGTCACCGAAGTGCGGCCTGATCCTGAAAAGCTCAGGGTGGGTCTAGAGATCCGCCAGTTCCCGGCTGTCCTAATAGGGTAACGATGACGGCCACTGAGGCATCGGGTAGAACACCTTTGGATGCCCAAAAGTGACCTCCCATTCGGAAGTGAGTTCTCGCCCAAGCAGATTCAGCTTCCTGAGGTATTGGTTCTTGCGGAGCAGCACGGCGGCGACTGGAACGCCTTCGAGCTTGCGGTTCGCGACCGCTACTTCGCTGGGCACGACACCAACGATTACAACAAACGGAAGCTGGCCAACAACACAAAGCTGGCCATGATCGCCTACGGCATCATCGACCGGGACGCCAAGTTGACGTCCTTTGGTGAGCAACTGCTGGCACTCAAGGACGACCAACCAGCACTGCACGACGAATTGGCGAAGCAGATTCTGAAGAACCTGCACGGCGTCACCTTGGTCCAGTGCGTCCTCGACATGCAGGCCGGGGCCGAGGAAGTGGACCTTGAGAAGCTGAGGGCGTGGTTAGACGAGCGGGGCATTCACTTCCCGCGCGGCGGCAAGCACCCAAGCATCATGAGACTCTGGCTCGAGCGGGCGGGCGTCTTTGCCACCGGGTGGCGTGTCAACGAAGACAAGATGCGGGACCTCCTCGGGTTGACGATCGACGAGATTGAGAAGCTGGCCGGCCTCAGCATGGAGCAACGGACCTACCTGAAGGCGATCGCGAACCTGCCGTCACGAGGACCGTATCCATCGAATGAGATTGAACGTCTGGCCACGGCCACTTACGGCGTCCGCTTCAGCGAAAAGGGGCTGCCCAAGACCGTGCTCTATCCGCTTGAGCAGGCCGGGTACATCACCCTGGAACGTGGCACTAAAGAGGAGGGACGTGGGGCCAAGCCGTTCATGGTGACGGCGACCGAGAAGGCCGAGGCCGAAGTCATCGAGCCATTGATGAAGCAGCTAGAGCAGCAGACCGCTGCAGACCTACGGCCGCTGCTCCGCAAGCCCTTGAGCGAGATCCTCGCCGACCTAATCGTTGAGGATCGCCACCGTCGCGGTTTAGCGTTAGAGGCTCTCGCCTTTAAGCTGATGCGTCTGGTCGACCTGACCTACGTTGCGACCCGACTCCGTGGAGCTGCGACGGGTGGCGGCGAAGTCGACCTCGTGTTTGAATCCAGCCGGCTCGTCTTTTCCCGATGGCAGATCCAGTGCAAAAACACGGACCGGGTCTCGTTGGACGACGTGGCCAAGGAAGTCGGGTTGACGCACCTCCTCAAGAGCAACGTCATCGTCATGGTCAGCACTGGCGACATCGGTCAGGAAGCTCGAAAGTACGCCAACAAGGTGATGACCGACAGTAACCTGTGCATCGTCATGGTGGACCGGACCGACATCCAAGCCATCGAGCAGCGGCCTGCCGCGATCATCGACGTCTTCAACCGTGAGGCACGGTACGCAATGAGGATCAAGGCCTTCGAGGCGTAGCAGATGCCGGGTGATGCTTTCAACGTCTGGCTCTACAAGTGGAACGACCGTGGTCAGTTCCACGCGGGGCTCGGCCGTAACTGGCGTCTGGCGTTCGAGCAGGGCGGGCGGCATACGGGCCACGGATTCGCCAATCCTGTCGGCCGCGCCCTGATCGCTAAGGTTCAGGCCGGCGACCTCATCATCGCGTATCAGACCGACCAACGCGCCGCGATCGGTATCTGCCGCGTCGTCGGTGTCGTCCCGGAAGGCGATGAACCCGCCGTTCAGTTCGAGCCGACGCTGCTTTTTGCCAATGCCGTCAAGCTACACGAGCTAAAGCGCAGCGTGCCGGAGCTGCAGGCCGTTCAAGCCTTACGACAGGGGCCGGTGCAGAGCTTCTACGAGTTGACCCCAGGTGAAGCACGGACCGTGCTGGCGGCTTGCGGGGTGGATGTTAATCGTATCGCCACGGTTCCCACCAAGACGGAACCGCTTCGCCTAGCGGAAACCCCAGCCGAAGTTGCCGCGTCGATCGCCACATTCAATGCCTTCGCTCATCGGCACGCTTTGCGAGCGCGGAGCTTGGTGAATCGGACGCAGTTCTGGGTGTACGCTCCACGATCGCGCGTGTTCGGGCCAGGCAAGTTCGTGGGCTTCGCTGGCATGAGCTTTCGTTGGTACGAGCGGGAGAACGCGGGCGATTCTATTGGTGGCGTAAAGTTTGACGGCGGCCGCACGCATCGCGGGATCGAATCTGCATTGCGCCGCCGCTTTGCCGCCAACGTTGATTTGTCCGCGGAATGTTTGAAGTGGGGCGAAAATCTCCTCGGCGTAGGTGCGTTCGGCGGGGCCAACCCTCGTAAGTGGAAGTTCATTGCGTTGCCCGCAACCTGTGAGGTTCCAACATCGTCGGGCAATGACTATCCCGATGACGTATCGGACGCTCGGCCGTATGCCGAGGGATCAACGAAGACCGTCTTGGTAAACATCTACGAGCGGAACCCCGCCGCGCGTGCCGCATGCGTCGCGCATTACGGCTTGACGTGTTCAGTGTGTGCGTTCGACTTCGCCACCGCATATGGAGAGATCGGCGAAGGCTTCATTCACGTGCATCACCTGAAGCCGTTGGCGACGATCGGCACAGAGTACATCGTTGACCCCATCGCCGATCTGCGGCCCGTGTGCCCGAACTGTCATGCCATGATTCACCGAAGCAATCCGCCGCTCACGATCGAGGAACTTCGGCAGCGGCTGGCCCGTGCCGGAGAGGGGGGTCCTAGCTCAAGAATGACCGGGAAGCGGTCCGGCCACCCCAACGGTCTGCCTGTACCCAAGGCCCTGAGCTTTGCTAAACTCAAGCCTGCCCGTTAGATCAATCGATGCTTCAGCTTTGATTGTGCGACCTTAAGTCATGGCATTTCAAGCATGGCCGTCGGGACCGAGATAATCGTTGTGAAGCGCGATTCGTGCTAAGGACTTTGGCGAAGCCGCCGCGGCAGCGGGTACTGCGAGCAGATGGATCAGGTCAGGCCATTTGCGTTGTCTTTGTCAAGTATGTTGAATCGTGCGTTGGCGGAGAAGAAGGAACGAATGACACCCGCTCATCCAAGGTCGTCGGGAGCTGCAGACGTCCCTTCCGATCTATTTGAGCAGAGTATCATCCGCCGGACGCCGAGCGTTCGCCGAAGAACAGGGCGGCAAAGGTTCGTGACCGCACTGTGCTGGAGGAGGTTCTGGTCGTAGTTGATACTCCCTTTCGAACGTGGAACGGCATTATCCAGTCTGGCCCGGCCACTAGGAGCATTTGACGTCCGGTCGCACATTGGACATTTCGGTATCGCACCAGAAGCGAAGTCCGAGATCGTTGAGCGGTACCAGACCGCTAACATTCCGTTGCAGGCATATGACGAGATTCCGAGATGAGGCGAGGTTCCGGCGACGGAGCTTTACGGGGCGAAGTGCTAAAATAAAACACCCCGTTAATGCGGACGAAACGGTTTTTCGATCACATGAAAACGCCTAGATTTTTCGGTCTATTTTGATCGCGTCCTCGCGGGTTCAATCTGCCTCCCCTTACCGACCAAGAACGGCCCAGCACACGATCTGCTGTGTCGAAGGATCGGGGTCGGCTGGCCCTAAATCGCCCTAAAATCATTACGACATGAAAAACCCCGAAAATCGGGTTTCATATGGAGCGACGGGGAATCGAACCCCGATTTGCTGAATGCGATTCAGCCGTCATCCCGTTAGACCATCGCCCCGAAGTCGGGTCGAGCACTATAAAAGAGATTGGTCCGGCGTCAAGGCGACGGGGAGAAGGCCTGCAGACGGGGTGAAATCAATATCACCTATAGACGATCGCTATAGCGAACTCGAAAAATCGCCAAATTACGTACACTTGGCCTCGACCGGCGGGCCGTGCGGATATACACCCGGCCATATGACGCTGACCGACTTTCCCGTTGGGTCTTTTTCCACCAGCGATGGCGAACTCTCGCAGCTCACGGCGTTGTTCCGCCTGCTGTCGGACAAGACGCGGTTGAACATCGTCGTCCTGCTGGCGGCGGGGGAGCGGAACGTCACGTCGCTTTGCAACGACTTGCGGTTGCCGCAGCCGACGGTGAGCCACCACCTCGGGCTGTTGCGCGAGAGCGGCGTGGTCGGCAACCGGCGGAGCGGGAAGCAGGTGTTCTACCACCTGAACGGCCAGATCGAGCCGGGCGAGCAGGGGCTGGGCATTCATACGGGAGGGTTCGTGGTGCGGCTGGACCGGACGGGCCAGGGGTTTTCGATTGCGAGCCATTGAAGCGCGGCTCGGGCCGTCGCGTAGAAAGCCTTTTCTACGATCGGACGTCGGCGTGAAGCTGGCGTCCGGTGAGTTTGACGAAGACGTCGTCGAGCGTCGGACGGCCGACGCTGACGGAATCGATCATGCCGGGGGGCGGCTTCGATTAATTGTGGGATGAGCAAATG